GCCGCATCCGACGAATCACCCCAATTGAACCCGACGACCATCATTCGCTCGGCGACGCTGTTAACGATCAGTTCGCACCAATTCGTTTGGGATTCGTCGAGGAATTTCCTAAACGTTTGCCTTTCCTCCGTGTCGAGCAACGCCAGAATAGGCGGCTCGTTATCGTAGTAGGAAAGGTAATACGCGGCCTGCGCCTGCTGAAAAGTAAGCTGCCTAAAACAGGCTTCCCGCATATCGTCTAGGTACGTCATCGCGTGTTCCTCCCGTTACCAGCCGGCGGCGATATAGTCGTCGGAGCGCGGCGCGCGCCTTATCGCGCGGTCGAGAGCCATCACGGCGGCGACGATTGAGTCGATTTTCTCGGGTGATTTCGCTTTATCGGGTTTCACGTTCCCGGCCGGATCGGTTCGGGTGACGACGTTCCCGGCCTGCCATCTAACGAGCGGGTTCCCGCCGTGCCAGTAGAGGCCGGCGGCGACGAGCCGCAATAGTTCCTTAGTCGGCCCGGACATAGACGCGAACCCTTGCCCGACTTGTATCAAGGGAAAACCCTCGTCGAGTAGTTCGCTCGATAGCTGCGTCGCTCCCCAGCGGTCGTAAGCGATTTCGCGCAGGTCGTATCGCTCGGCGTCGGCCCGTAGCGCGACCTTGATCGCCTCGTAATCGGTGACGTTTCCCGGCGTGACGGTTAGCAGGCCGTCGCGCGCCCATACCGAGGCGCGCCCGCCCGTGCGGCGGTCGAGGTCGCGCATAGCCGACTCGGGCGCGAACACTCGCCAGAGCGCCGAATGCGCGCCGCCCTCGGCCGGGAAATCGAGGCAGTAGCTAGCGAGGTCGCTCGTCGAGGCGAGGTCGAGCCCGGCGAAACACTCGGCGCCGTCGAGGTCGCCCGGCCCGACGGCGCCGGCCGAGTCATCCCATACGCCGAGGTCGAGCGCGCGGCCGAGCGGCGCCGACTGCTGATTTAGCCGGAACTGGCGAAACGCGCGCTCGGCTGCGGGGTTCCGCTGCGCTTTGGCGCATTCGTCGGCGAGTACCCGCTCGTCGAGGTAGTCGCCGAGCGCGGGGTTCGCGAGCGCCCAGGTCTCGCGGGCCGTCCAGTCGGCGTCGGCGGGCGCGGCGTACAGAACGACGAGCCGGCGCGGGTCGAGGCCGGGGTCGGCTAGTACCTGTTCTGACCAGGTTCGTTCGCTCGCGGCGAACCCGGCCGGGTCGGCGTCGGCGGTCGTCGCCAGAATCAGAACCGGCTGCGCGCGGGCGCCGAACCCGGTTCGTATGGCGTCGTATAGGTCGCGGCTCGGTTGCGCGAGCAATTCGTCGATATAGGCGCCGTGCGGCGACGGGCCGAGCGCGCCCATAGCATCGCCCGCGCTTACGGCGAAAAACGAGCCGGTCGAGTTATCGACGATTCGTTTCGCGCCGCGCATCACGTCGAGGCGCCTCGCGAGCGGCGCCGATAGCTCGACCATGCGGGCGGCGCAGCGATAGGCAAGGCTCGCCTGATCTTTGTCTAGTGCGAGGCCGTAAACCTCGGCGCCCTGTTCGCCGTCGCCGCAAAGCAGATATAGAACGATGCCCGCGATACATTCCGTTTTACCGTTTTTCCTGCCCGTCGATAGGTATAGCTCGCGGTATTGCCTCACGTAGCGGCGCCAGCCGGGGTCGTAAACGACGCGCCCGAACAGCGGGCGCAGAACGTCGTTACGTTCCCACGGCGCCGGGATAAACGGGCGACCGGACCAATCGCCCTTAGTGTGAACCAATAGCTCGACGAAAAACGCCGAGACGTGAGCGACGCGCGGCTCGCATAGGTGATCGCCTCGCCGCAGGCATTCGGCGCCGTCGAACGTTCGCCCGCATGGCGGGAACCGGCGCCGGTCAGTCATACCGGACAGAATGCCGAGGTTATCCGGCTACGTCCAGAATTGGCCGGTTAATGGAATAAAGGCCGGTAACCGGCCTAGCGTCATACCGGGCAGGTATGGCGAACCGCAGTCCCTACCTCGTACCACCATTGACCGCGCCGAACGAGCGTCGCCCGGTGACATGCCCAACAGGTAACCGGCTCGCCGACCTGCGCGGGCAGCGACGCGAGCGGGTCGGCCTCGACGGGCTCGGGCTCGCCGTCGTCGGGCCGTAGTTGCTCGACCGGGACGCCGAGGCGCGCGAGCGCGGCGATACCTGCGGGGTCGAGCGAGCGGTTCGGCGGGCCGGCCGGGACGCGCCCGGCCTCGCGCCCGTCATGCGTGACGAGCAGGCAGCCGTTAACGACCTCGACCTGCCAGGATCGGTCGGCCGTCGCGTAGCGGTTAGTCATCGGTGGTTCCTCCGGTTTTCGGTGGTTCGAAACGGCCACGTTACCAACCAACTACCTAACGTCGCGGCTAGAACCGGCTACCTCGGCGCCGTGCAAGATGCGCGGCGGAAATATGCGCGAAACCCGCGCGTAGGCTGGCCTAGCTGGTCGGCGGGCCGATACGCTCGGGCGAGCCGGTCTCGGCGCGTCGATTCGGTGGTTCGATTCCGGTCGCGCCGAGGCCGGTCCAGATAGCGAGCCCGGCGCCGCGCCCGGCGCGGGGTCACGGCCTGCAAACGAGCGGCAGGCGCCGGGCTCGCCTCGGCCGAGCGCAGCCGACGCGACTCGCCGAGGCGCCGCCCGGCGCCCACCTTTAGCGCCTACCCTCGCAGCGCCGCGCCGTCGGAACATACCCAACCGATCTAGGCCGACGGTCCCGGTTCGCATACTCGCCTCGGCTCGCGGCGAGCGCTTAACGAGGCCAGCCTAGCGGCGCGGCTGCCAGCGGTCGAGCGCGACGCCGACCAGCGTCCCGGCGCAGAACGTCGCCGCCACCCAAATATCGCGCGGCTGCCGAATCAGGTCGAGGCCGACGACGAACATCATTCCCGCGACCAGGCCGGCCAGAATCGCGAGCCAGAGAAACCGCACGGTCACGACAGCAAACGATCCGGCGACGTGACCGGCTCGACCGTATGCCGGTGCTCGACATGCAACGGCGCCCGCGCGCTCGGCGTAAAACCAAACTCGCGCGCCCACATTCGCAGTTCGTGAGACGCCGCGAGCATCGCGCCGAACGCCGGGTTTTTGCGAGGTATCCCGTCCTCGCCATACAGAATCGGACCCTCGATATCCACAATCGTCGTTAGCTTGTGGAAAACCGCGACGGTCTCGCAGTACCCGGCGAGCGCGAGCGCGTCGATATCTTTCGCCGTACCCATCGCGAGCAGGCTCGGCAGTATCCGGTTCCATTCGACCTGCGCGCCGAGCGACAGCCCATGCGGCGCCGTCGGCGGGTCGCCGAGCGGAACCGGCGCCTCGCGGTTAATCCTCGACGACCGGACGCCGCGCAGAACGGCGACCTCGGTCGGCATTCGCGCCGGTCCTCGTCGGCCCACGGCGCCGCCCTCGATTCTGGCCGGAATCGGCCACGTTTGCCGGTTCGGGTGAAACTTGGCAGCGGTTACGCCGAGTGTGCGAGCCGCTCTTATGATCGCCCGGCCGGGGGGTCACTCCCCACCCTAGCCGCGCGGCTGTAAACGGCTCTGCGCGTCTCATTCGGGGATCACTCCCCACCATGCCCGCCGAGCCCGGTTCGGCCGTTAGCGAGCGTCCTAGCGCGTCTCGCGGCCATTGCTGCGGCTGCGGCTTGGCGTTGGGTCTCGATGTTGTGGCAGAACGAGCAGACGCCGGCGAGCGCGGCCTCGTCTTCGACTCCCGGTGTCAGGTGATGAACCTCGGTCGAGTGACCGAGGCAGCCGGGGTAGCCGAAGCGGCAGACGGGATCGCGGCGCAGTATGCGCGGGACGGTGCGGCTCGACCAGCCGGCCGGCATGGTGCGGCCTCGGGCGCCGAGCGACCAGCGTCTAGCCGATTCGGGATGCTGCGGGCATGGTTTGACGTTGGGGCATCCTGGTCTCGGGCAGCCGGCGGGGGGTCGCGTTGGCATCGCTACAGATATCCGGGCCAGGGGGTGATCGTTTCGGCGGGGCGCCATAGGTCGCGGTATGGCGCGGCGAGGTCGGGGTCGCGGTCGCGGTCGCGCTGGTCGCGCTCGTCGAGGTCGGCGAGGTCGGCGGCGTCGTCGCCGAGGAACCGGCGCCAGTCGGCCGGTTCCCATTGCGTGAGGCCGCGCGATACGGGCTCGCCGTTAGGGATCATGGTCGCATTCCCCTCGGGCGCATATTGCGACCTGCCGGGCGTTCCGGTCGAGCCAGTCGAGAACGGCGGCGAGGTCGCCCGGCTCGAGCGGGTCGCCGAGTGAGCGGGCGCGGTGTATCGCGTGAAACCGGGCGACTATCGGGTCGCGGAAATCGGCGACCGCGACTAGCTCGCCGGGCAGCGTGACGGACAGGTGAAACCTCCCGGCCATATGCGCCTAGGACTGCGGCGCGTTCAGCGCGATTACGACGCATGGGTTCGACCTCGGGCAGGCTCGCGGGCTTAGGACGCGCGTCCCGTCCATCGTGACCGGCTGCCGGTCGTCGTTGCGCAGCCAGTCGGCGAACGGCGATTCGGCGCCGGCGCCGCCACCGCAGCCGACGACCCAGGCGACGGCGCCCGACGGGGCGGCTAGGCGCATGGTGACGCATTCGGGCGGGCGTTCGCCGGTTCGCGGCGCGCCGGTCGCGGTCGCGGGTAGCAGGATCGCGGCGAGCGCTGCGGCGCCGGCGGCGACGGCTGCGAGCGTCCTCACCGGGCGCGCCTCGCGGCTGCGAGCCCTCGGCCTACCGAGCCGTACCGCTGCGCGATTGCCCACCTAACACGGCTCGCCGAGCCGGCGGTCGAGCGCTGCGCCGAGCGGGACAGCGCGGCGCGAACGTATTTCGGCGATATGGGGTAGCTCGGCGACTTGCCTCGGCTCGCGCCGACGCCGCCCGGATAGGCGTAGTTCGCGTTTTTCCAGCTTGACGTAATCGGCAGGCCGTACTGTCGGACGCCGGCCCTCGACCTCGCGGCGCGGCCGGTCGTCGAGGCCGAGCGGCGCCCGGCTGTCGAGCGGTTGACCGAGGCCGAGCGGGCGCCTCGGCGCGCTGCGAACGCTGGCGTTCGGGTCGGTCGGCCTGCCATGCGGCCGAGTGTGGCGCGGCTGCCGGGGGTCGCGCTACGGCGTGGCCGGTATTGGCCGGGTTTGGCCGGGGTCGGTCACGGGACCGGCCCGACGCTGCCGGGGGGGTTCGGACTTACGCGCCGGGCCGGCCGTGCCGGGTGCCTGACGATATCCCCAATTCCCGCCGAACCCGTAGCCCTGCGAGGCCGAACCGCCAGGCGCCCGAGCCTAAGCGGCGACGGCGAGCCCGATAAGCGCCTCGCCGAACCGGCGGTTACGTTCGGCCTGTATCGACGACCAGGTTATGTAAGCGGCTGCGCCCTTGGGCATGTTGTAACCGTTCGGCCAGTCGTATTCGTAGTGACGGTCAGAACCGAATACGTCGCTCGCGGTGCAAGAGTACGACCGGCGTATTCCGCAGTCGCGGCAGCGCTGCGTTATTTGGAAGTGACCGACGACCTCGGGTATCGGCCGCGCGGTGATGCCTTTAGGGAACCGGCCGTTACGGGCTTTCAGTTTCGGGAAGTTGTGCGAGCGGTAGCAGGCGAGGAAATCGTCGGGCAGGCCGGCGAGCCATGCCTCGGCCTCGCGGGCTATGTCGGCGTCGTATGCGGGATCGTTGCGGCTGATCGGTTCGGCGAGCGCTAGGTTCGCGGGCATCGGGAAGGTTCCTTTTCCTCGTTCGGTTAGTTGCGGTTCACGAACCGGGGCGAACATTACTCTCGTTTTGCCTGGTCATGGGGTCACAAGATCAAAACGG